ACCAAGTTCCCCGCTTTGGTTCGATCTTGATCGAGAAGGGGGGAAACCAAACGTCTTTTGTGTGATAAACCGTCTTCATCGTTGACCTCCTTATAGTGTGATTGCGATTACGCTTGTAGTATACCGCGCCTCGGCGCGGTTGTCAAGAGGAAAAAGAAAAGCGCCCCGCATTTGGTGCGGAGCGCCGAAAGCGAGGAAGCGAGGGTTAGTAGCGTTGAATATCGGTGATGAGTTCGATCACCGCCTGCAGCGGGGCGTCGCCCTCTCCCCTCCGCAGCCGCCGACGGTCGCCGAAATCGACGAGCGCATCGGCAACCCAGACGCCGGCGTCGGTCTGCCAGATTTCGACATCGACAACGGCGAAACTGCGGAAGAGGACAACAACCAGAGCGCCCAAGCGATGACAATCTGGTTCGGGAACGTGCGTCCCGACCAGAAGTTCATAATTCAGCGGACGGATGATGTCTTTGTTCGTCGCCGGGCAAGCCTCGGAGCGCGAGAGGACGCGCACCAGTTCGGAATACTCCTTGAACCGTTCAACTTTTACCGAAGTGACCATTTCTCTTACCTCCTTTTCGATATAGATGATTGTCACAAGCATACTCTACCACACATCGCGCCGTTTGTCAAGAGGGAAAAGAAAAGCGCCCCGGCACATCGCCGGGGCGCGAAGGCGGGGAATTTCAGTCCTTTTTGATGATGTTGCAAATAAGATTGCGCAGCGCGTTCATTATAGTGTCACCTTCGCCTGCGTGGGGTACAACATTCCACGCATCGATTTCGATAGTAGCGTTCGCTTCCCAGCGACCATCAATCTGGCGAACCTCCAAACCAACCGCGCGCAGATCGAAAAGAACGCGAACCAGCCGCTCCACCTCTTCGGAATACCCGGCTCCGCGAAGGAAATCGCTAACCAGGTATCGGATGTCTACGTTCCCGTTCCCGTCGTCAACGATAACGATCCCGTGTCCAATCCAATCAACCTTGAGCATTGTCGTCCTCCTTATGTACTAGTTATCACGCCTATACTATACCACACGCCCGCCGGTTTGTCAAGAGCCGAATCTCAACCAAAATCCCGCCGAAAGCCCTTGACAGATAGGAACTTGTGTGCTAGGCTAACGACCGGCGTAGTAGACGCCGACTTAGACGAGGAGAAAGGAGCCTATGTCCATCTCATCATTTGCAGATTACATCGACTTGCTCTACGGCGACGATACCGCCGCATATACGACCGTCAGCGTCAAGTTGACCGACGGTCGCTTCAAATGTCAGACATTCAGCCTCTCACAGCGCGCCGAGATCGGCAAGTATATCGAGAAACACCTCGTATACGACATCTACATCAAGCGCGCGTCGCAAAAAAGAATCCCAGACCCCGGATCGTCCGGCAGCGCCAAACTTGCACACCTCCAGCGCGTCATCACCGCCGACATCGACATCAAGTCCGCCGCGCACGCGAAAGACGAACTCCCCGCGTCAAAAGACGACGCGCTGAAACTCCTCACCGAGAGCGGCTTGCCGGAACCGACGCTCGTCGTCCACACCGGCAACGGTCTGATGCCGATGTGGGTTCTGCGCGAACCGCAGAAAGCGGACGACGTTGCGCCGGTGCAGTCCGGCGTCGAGGCGCAACTACGCATCACCGCCGCGCGCTGCGGCTGGACGCTCGACAACACGAGCGACGCCGCGCGGTCGATCCGGGTGATCGGGAGTTACAACTGGAAGCAGCGACCGCAGAAGAAGCCCGTCGTTGTCCTTCGCAACAGCGACCGCTACTACGACCTCGCCGATTTCGCCGCGTTCGCCCGCCGTCCGCTCCTCACACCCCGGCGCGTCGGCGGCGCGGCGACGCGCGAGACAATCGAGACGTTGCTGCGGTATATACCGGGAGACGGACTTGAGTACAATATGTGGCTCGCAGCGGTATGGGCGATCCAGTCCGCGCTGCCGGAAGAGGACGCGACCGAGGTGCTCGACGGTTGGACGTATGATTGGGAAAAGCACCGAAAACCCGAAGATGTTGAAAGCGGGATCGGGGTGCTCGTCAATCTCGCGCGGAAGTACGGGTTCGAGGGAACGATCCCCGGTCTGCGCGGCGGGTACGTTACGTCGCCGGAACTGCCCGACGCGATGAAGGTCAATCAACGATTTCTCGATATTGAGATCGACCCGGATGACGACTATCCGAACATCGTCGTCATCAAATCGCCGAAGGGCACCGGAAAAACCCGGTGGCTGGCGGAAGCCGCGAAGTGCTACAATCGGGTGTTGTCGGTGGGACACCGCGTCTCGCTGGTGCGCCAGAGCGCGGCACGGCTGAACCTCACGCCGTATTACGAGGACGGGCGCTGGATTACGAACGCGCCGCGCGTTGCTACCACCATCCACAGTCTCGACAAAATCGAAACAGACGCGCCGTATGATCTTGTGATCGTTGACGAGATCGAACAAGTGTTGAAAGCAATCGTCAACGACCGCAATCTGAAAAGCCGCAAAGTCTCGGCTGTCGGCGCGTTGATGGAGCATCTCCGCAAGGCGCGGCTGATCATTCTCGCCGACGCCGATGTTGGCGAAGCGACGCTGACGTTCATTCAGTCTGCGTTTCCTAACCCGAAGATAGCCTACGTCGAAAATGAGTATGTCCACCGTATGATTGATCATCTCGTACTGCTGCCAACGCCGGAAGACGTACTCCAGAAGTCGCTGGAGTGGTACGAAACCAATGCGTGGAAAATCGCGCTCGCGTGCAACACGCGCGCCGACGCCGACCGCGCGGAATTATTCTACCGCCAATTTTTACCAGACGCGCGGATATTGAAGATTACGTCGGAAACGAGCGAGAACAACAACGAGACGCTTGAGCGCATCAACGATATTCTGAGAGACGTTGATGTGTTCATCTACTCGCCGTCGGTCGGCACCGGCGTCTCGATTGACGTTGGGGGGTTCGCACTGTTCGGCATAGCCAGAAACGGCGTCGGCGTCGGCGATGTGGATGATTTCCGCCAGCAGTTGGGTCGTATTCGCAATCCGCTTGAGCGTGAAATCAACGTCTACGTCGAAACGAAACGAATGAACGAACCGACATCGCCGGAGGCGTACCGCGATCTGGCGAAACTGCGCGAACTGGAAGATGACTTCCGCATTTCGCGCGCGAACGGCGCGCCGGAACCGGCGACGGAGTGGGATCGCGTGTACCTCGATCTGTACTGCGTTGTCAAAGCGAAGACCGCTGCGCAGAAGAACGACTTCTTCAACAATTTCGTCGGCGCGTATGCGGCGGAAGGCGTTGAGGTCTGGGACGACCGCGACAAGCCGAACCTGCCGACCGACCGCCGCCGCGAACTGGCGAAAGCGCTGCGCGAACAGCGCGAAGCGCAAGAGCGCGCCCGCGCCGAACGGATCGCCAACGCGCCCGCGCCGGATGATGCGAAAACGGAAGAGCAAAAGCGCGACGCAGAGCGGAAGGTCGAGTTGGAGGAACGCTACGGCATCGACGTTGACGCTGAATTAGTGCTCGACGACGAGCGCGGCGCATACGGGCAGGCGCAGCGGTTCGCATCGGTCGAGGACGCAGAGGTTGCGAAGGCGCTGGACGAGGTGGAGGCGACGCGGCGCTTCAGCGCCGACCGCAACCGGTTCGCGTTGTTCGCAATCTGGTTCAACGCGCTCCTCGCCGCGTTGCGACTGCGGATTGAGGAAGGTGCAGAAATTGCAATCACTGAAGAGTTCCTCGACCTCGTAGAGCGCAACCGGCTGCTGATCTACGCCGCGCTAGGGGTCAAGGTGCGTGAAGACTTCCGCCGGAAGCCGATGTCGTTTGTGGGCGCGCTCTTCCAGCGGATCGGCGTCGGGATCGAGGGGAAGCAGCAACGAACGGAAGGAGGGAAGCGGGTGCGCGTCTACCGACTGGTCAACGTTGACCGGGCGCGACTGCGGGCAACGGGCATCCGCAAGCGACATCAAGAGCGAACCGCGCCGGTGTATGAGTTTCTCGGAACGCCTGTCACAACACCGTATAGAAATAAAAGAAAAGCGCGTGTTGTGACGGCTGCTACTGCTGTACACTAGGGGGCGGCGGTGCGCTCGTTTGACGAACAAGCCGCATTCGGGCTGCCCTACGAACGCCTGATCGCGCAGACGGCGGCGCTGCTGCTCTACCCGCATCGTCTCGATCTGACGCTGGTGCGGCTGGACGCCTACGCGCCGCTGGATTATCTGCTGCTGGACGGCGAGCAGCCGGTCGCGGCGCTGGAGGTCAAGCGCCGGTCGGTGCGCTCTGATACGTACCCGACGACGATTATCCCGCAATCCGTCGTTGACGCAGCGAAGCGCTTGACAATTCCCGTCTTTGCTGCTATCCTCTTCCTCGACGGACTGGCAGTATTCGATGTGCTGCGCACGCCCTCAAGCGTTCGCTGGCTGCGCACGCGGCGCGGGGTGTTGCGGAAGCACCGCGAATACGACATCTCAGAAAGGTTGGTGAAAGTTGAGGAAGTACATCAACGACAGAGACGAAGCGCTTGACGCGGTGCAAGCGCTGCTCGAATGCGAAGCGCTTGCGTTCGATATCGAGACGCAACCGCTGTTTCCGTACCCGAAGGAACGAACAAAGACGGCGTACAAGGCGTACTTCGCGTATCTCAAGCGCAACCGGTGGGGTCTGACCTACGACCCCGACCCAGACGACCTTCCCGACCCGCTGCCGCCGCCGGTTGACCGCCTCGCCGAAAAGCAGCGCCTTCAGCGTCTCCTCGCCGACGCCCCGCGCGGCGGGAAGACCTCAGCGCGGCGCATCGGCGATCTGGAGCGTGCGCTTGAGGCGCTCGACGACGAGGTTGTTCCGGCGTGGGTGATGCGGCATATCGCCGGTCTCCTACGATCCGGCGACTACGGCAACGACCCGGTGCGTCCGGGGCTTGACCCGCGCGCCTCGCGCGTCTTTCTGGTGCAGTTTGCAACGCCCGACGGCAAAGCGTTTTGTTTCAACGTGCGGCGCGTCGGTCTGGATGTTTTCATTCCGCTATTCGAGCGCATACCGCTCGTCGGCGCGAACCTCGCCTTTGATGTGCAGTTTGTGCTGCACAACGTCGGGATTTTTCCGAAGGTTGAGTGGGATGTGGTTGTCGCAGATCGCGTGATCACGCTTGGTCTCGACGTTCCGCACTCGCTCGCAGCAGTGACCGAACGCTGGATCGGCGAGACGCTCGATAAGAGCGTGCGCGAGACGTTTGCCAACCCGCACGCGCTGGAGCCGAACCCGGCGCAAGTCGAGTACGCGCTGAAAGATGTCGAGGTTCTCTTCCCGATTCAACGCCAGCAGCAGATGCGCGCTGAGGCGCTGGGCGTTCTGGACGCGGTGCGGCTGTTCGTCAGCCTCACCGTTCCGACCGCCGCCGTCGAGTATTGCGGACTGCGCATCGACGCCGCCCGCTGGAGCGAACTGGCGGACGAGGCGGAGCGGCGGCTGCGCGCCGCTTCTGAGCAGTTCGCCGAATACCTCGGCGTCGAACCGGAGGATTTGACGAAGCGCGAACTCGTAAAGACGACGGCGAAGATGCGCGGGATTGACATCGCCTCGCTTGACAAGCAAGAGTTGGGCGAGGCGGAACGCGAATACGAAGACGACCCGGAGCGGCGTCGGTTTTTCGACCTCTACCGCACCTGGTCACATTGGCAGAAGCGCGTGACGACCTACGGGCGCGGGTTTCTGGCGCATATCCACCCGCTCACCGGTCGGGTGCACCCGAACCTCAAGATTGCGGGTGCGGACACCGGGCGGTTCGCGTGCGGGGAACCTAATCTGCTGAACATCCCGCGCGGCGAGGGCGACGATCTCGACTACCGCAGCGCCTTTCTCGCGCCGGAGGGGTACGTTTTTGTGAACGCCGACTACGCTGCGATGGAGCAGCGCATCGCCGCCGATCTGTCAGAAGACCCGGCGTTGCTGGCGTTGTTCCGCGCGGGCGGCGACAATCACAGCGTTACCGCGGCGCTGATGTTCCACCTCCGGCGCGGGGACGTTGACGAACCGACACCGACAACGCTGACGTTTCAGCATCAGTCGGTCGAAGGGTACGTTATTCCGGCGGCGTGGGACGCGCAGCGCACGGTGCGGTTTGTGTTGGAGAGCGGGCTGGCCGACCTTATCGGTAAGAAGTATAAGAAGTCAACGCGCCAGACCGCGAAGGTCGTCGCCTTCCTCTACTTCTACGGCGGCACCCCGGTCGGGCTGGCGAAGAAGTTACATCTGTCGGTCGAAGAGGCGGGACAATTCTTCAGAGACTTCAGATCGGTGTATCCGGTGTTGTCGAACTGGTTTGCGGACGCCGCCCGCGCGCCGTTTGAGCAGAGCGCCAGGCGCGCTGACGGTTCGACCGCCGGGTACGTTTCGACCTACGCCGGTCTGCGCCGCTGGTTTACGTTGCCGAAGCCCGCAACGAGCCGCGCGGATGAGGGGCGCGTCTGGCGCGAGCGCGGCGCGATCCAGCGCCAGGCGATGAATTTCCCTTGTCAAGGGGGCAACGCGGTCGTTATGGCGCAAGCGATGTCAGACGCCTTCCGTCTCTGCGCGCCGCGCGAGGGCGAGGTTGAGGCGACGTTGGGGATCGAGCGGATGATCGTCGCGCCGATTTACGACGAGGCGCTGGCGATTGTGCCCGCGTCGCTGCCGGAAGACGAAGCGCAGCGCTGGCTGGAGCAGACGATGCTGAACGCTGCGCAGCGGTATATGACGCAGTGCCCGCCTGCGGTTGAGGCGAACCCGATTTCTAAGAACTGGAGGAAATACTAAGATGACTTCGTTCTTTGGCGTCCAAATCCAAAAACCGCAACCGCTCGTTGACGCGATCCGCGCCGCCGTCGCCGCGAAGCGTCGCCCGGTCGCGGCGCGGGATCGGGTGTACGCGAGCGAGATTTCCGCGTGCGACCGGCGCATCACCTTCGGGCTGCTGGGCTGCGAACCGGACGCGCCGCGCGCAGACAGCCCTTCCGCACTGATCGGCGACGCGATTCACGCGCATCTCGAAGCGCTGCTGGTTGAGGCGTTTCCGGGGCGCGTTGAAACAGAGGTGCGGGTCGTCGGCGGCGCGATCTCCGGGCGGATCGACGCGCTGCTGGTCGAAGACGACAACACGCTGACGGTGATCGACATCAAAACCGTCAGCGCGAAAGAGTGGGCGACGCGGTCAAAGATCGAGGAGTATGTTGATCAGATCAGCGTCTACGCCGCGCTGGTCGAGGCGCAGACCGGCGTTGTGCTGCTGATCAATCGCGACACCGGCGAGATGGAAGAACTCCGGTTCGCGGTTGACCGCGCCCGCGCGGAGGCGCTGTTCTACAAAGCGCTGCGGTTGCAGTCGCTGGCGCTGGAGGGGTATATTGCCGCGGCGGTCGCTTGGGGCACAGAGGAATGCCGGTGGTGCCCGTTCCGCAAACGCTGCGAGTCGCTTGACAAAACGGGCGTTCTGGAGTATACTGCGGACTAAGGCGATTGTGCCGAAGCAGTAAGAAAGGAAGGAGAGGAACCCGAATATGTTCAAGGAACTCATCCAAAACGGAAGCCAAAGCGAACGACCGGAACTCAACGGCGCGTATATCGGGCGGTTTCTGGGCGTCAAAGAGCGCCAACGCCCAACGTTCGAGACCCGCAACGACCCCGAGCCGACGCTCGAAGACGTTTTCGTCTTCGAGTTTGAGGTTGTAGACGCCGAGTTTGACGCGCCGGTGCGCGTCTCGAAGTGGGTGCGCAAGCCCGCGCGGTTGACACATCCGAGCAAGAACGGAAAAGTCACCAATCTGTATCGGGTTCTCGCTGCGCTCTACGGCGTCGCACAGATGACCGACGCGCAACTAGAGCGCGCAGAGGAATTCGTTGAGAACGAGGCGATTGGGCGCGAGTATCAACTCACGCTGGAGACGAAACCCTCCGGGTGGGTTGAGATCGTGCACATTGCGCCCGTCCGCGCGCGGCTGCGGAAGGTGAAAGAAGATGAAGTTCCGTTCTAAAAGCGAGCCGCGCTGGAAGAGAAAGGAGCGAGACGCACTGCGGGCTTTGCAAGCCACGTTCGGGCGGGTGAGCGATCCGTCGCTTGCCCGCCTTTTGACGCCGACGGGGCGCGTGGGACACCTCACGCGCTTTGGTGTTGACGGATTCGTTGGGGATAACCCCGGATTTGCGGTAGAAGTGAAAGCGAGGCGAAAGATGTTGACCAAACCGACGCTTGACGCGCTGCTTCAGACGATAGACCGCGCGGCGCGCTTTGAGCGCATCCCGCTGTTCGTTTTGGTGTTCGGGGATGATGTGCCAACCCGAACCGAAAACGGCGCGCGGGTGGATCGGGAGTGGGTAATGATGCCCAGGCGGGTTCTTGATGAACTCGTCGGGAAGAACAAAGGGGACGGCGATGCGTGACGACGATCTGCGCGCCGCGATGTCGTTCTTCGCCGAACGTCTACGCGACGCAGAGATAGACGAGACGCGACTGCTGCGCTGGACGCGGCACAAACTGCGCAACGACGCGCGGGCGGTCGCGGCGTTGATGCTAAAAGTTGGGTATCGACCGACGTTCATCCGATATTTTCTGCGTTACCACATTCCGGAGATCAACAAGAACGCAGCAGTCGGGGAGATGTATATCGATCCCGGCGCAGCGCCGGAAGCGCGTCTCGGGCTGTGCTGGCGTCTGGACGAGGACGTACAGACCGTCTATTCCGATCTCCACTCCGCCGCGAAGCGTCTGCGGCAACCGTACCGCGATCTGGCGGCGGTGTGTCTGCGGTGGGGATACGTTCACGAAACGGTGGTGCTGATGCTGGCGCGAGTACTGGAGCGGAAATGAACAAGAGTATGTATCGTCTGTACCGCCGCTTCACCGCCTTCCGTCGCCTGCAGGCGGTGAGGGTTGCAGTGCTGCTGGCGCGCGCAGGCGCGAGACGGAAACGCCCGCGTTGGGTGATGCCGGCGCTGGAAGCGGAGCGCTTGAGGAAGACGCTGCGAAAGATGAGAAAGGAAGGCGAAAATGTGGTGGAAGATTGAGCCTATTCCACATCAAGAGTTGGAAGAGTGGGCGCACGCGGTCGGGCGTTTCGAGCGCGCCGCGAAGCGCGATCTGGACGTGCGCGCGGCGGGCGCGTTCGTCATCTACGACCTGAACGGGGTGTTGGGCTACGTGGCGGGGCGCGAGGCTCCAGACGGAGCCTGCCTCGTTGAGCGCTGGGTACGCGGCAAGAGGGGGTGGACGCTCTATGAATGACCTCATCGCCTGGATCATCGCCGGGGGCGTCATCCTCGCCCTCGTCAACAGCAACGTTGCCGACGGACTGCTGAGCGCGCTCGATCTGAGCGACAACCTGCGCCGCGCGGTCGACTGGGCGCGCGGGGTGCGGGGCGTTCCGGCGGGCGTGGCGTCGGCGTGCTTCTTCATCCTAGCGTATGTCTTCGGCGCTTTGGCGTACCGCTACGACCTCGTACCGACGTGGAGATTTATTCAGCCGATTGCTGCAGACGTATTGGCGACGGGTGCGGAATGGCTGACGCTGTTTGCGCTGTTCCTCACACTGCTGCCGACGCTGATCGAGTTGGCGACGGTAGGGCTGGTGCAGCGCGACATCAAAGCGCTCCAGTGGATGGTGTATTTCTTCATTTTCTTCGATATTGTGACCGATTATCGCGAAGCCGTCGCTCTGGTTGACGTGTGGCAGCGCGGCGGACTGTTCGCACCGTTGCCGGACGCGCTTGAAGGAGCAGCGGCGGTGCTGGCAAAAGTCGGCTGGACGTTTGCCGCATCGTTCGCGTTTGAGTTCCTCACCATTCTGTGCGCAGTAACGGCGCTGCTGCTCGCGGCGAATGTCAGAGCGCCCGGCGGCGGAGGAGGCGGGCGGTGAACGTCAGCGGCAAAACGGTGTTTTTGATGTTGTTCGGCGTCGCGCTGGCGTTCAGCGTTGATCCGGTCGCCGGAGTGTTCGCGTTCCTCGCGCTGGCGGCGGCGACCAACCGCGACGCTGTGGTGCGCGCGTACCACGCACTGAACGACGCCGCGTATCGGGTTGAGCGGCAACTCGAACAGCGCGGCTTGCTGCCGACGGCGCTTGTCGGGGGTGTCACAACACCGCGTATAAATAAAGAAGAAGAGGATGCTGTGACGGTTGATGAGCAAACGCCCGCGACCGCCGGGGCTGCGACTACCACCACAGCCCCCGCTTCTGTCACAACATCAGCGTCCGCCGTCACAACACCTCATATAAATAAAAGAGAAGCAAGTGTTGTGACGCTTCCTTCCCCATCACTGTTCAACCCCGCCGACCCGCGTCCGGCGCGGTTCGCGGTTCCGCTGGGGCGCGACCAGACCGGACGCTTCCGCTGGCTGGATTTCGGCAGCGACGCGCTGCACATCGGGCTGTACGGCACGAGCGGCTGCGGGAAGGATCACCTGCTGCGGCTGTGGTTCGCGGCGCTGCTCAACGAGACGGCGGTGCGCTGGGCGATCCTCGACGGCAAGGGCGACTGGCTGACGCCGAACCTCGCGCGGCTGCCGCAGATGCTTTTCCCGCCGGCGGGCGGTTACGGCGACGAAGGGCAGCAGCGAATACTGAGCGCAATCGCGGCAATCAACGAAGAAGCAAAGCGCCGGTTCGGTCTGTTGCTGAGCGCCGGGGTGCGCAGCGTCGAGGAGTACAACCGGACCGCGCCCGATCCGCTACCGCTGCTGGTGGTGTTGGCGACGGATATTATTGATGCCGTTGATGAGACGGAACGTTTACTGATCGCGCTGGTCAGCAAAGCGCGGGCGTTGGGGATTAGGGTGATCGTCTCGATGCAGACGCCCACCGGCAAGCGGCTGGAGTGGCGAATGAACCTCTCGACGCTGATCTCCGGCGCGCTGGTGGACGGAAGCCAGGACGCGCCGGCGCTGGGGGTGCGCGATCCGAAGGCGCTGCTGTACCGACCGTCGCAACTGCCGCCGCCGCCCGGCGAGCGCGGGTTGTTCGTTGTGCGTCACAACAACGAGCAGTTTCTCGTCCGCACGCCGGCGTTGGTCGGAGACTTCGACGGGCTGATCAACGCGCGCAACGATGCGGCGCTGTTGGAGATGTTGCTCTCAAGCGCTGTCACAACACCGTATAGAAATAAAGAAGAAGCGGGTGTTGTGACGGCTGATGAGCAGACCCCCGTCCCGACGCTTTCTGATGCGCGGGGACGGAACGAGGGGGAGGATTTGGCATCAGCAAGAGCGGGGACGGGGGTTGACCCGTCCCAAGGCGTCAGCAAGCCGCGGGACGAAATTGTACCGTCCCAAGGCTTTCTGATGCCCGGGGACGGGGGCGGAGCCGTCCCAAGGCTTCAGAATGCGCCGGGACGGGTTTCTTCCGTCCCCGTCCCCAACCGTCCCGAACCCGCAAAAAGCGCCGAAATCGGGGATTTTGGGGGGTTTTCTGGGCGCGGGGACGGAGACGACATCGCGCCGTCCCAAGGCGCTGTGTTGCCGCAAAACGCCCCTAGTCCCGTCCCAGAGCATCAGCAAGCCTTGGGACGGGCTGAAGAGGCGGATAGGGCTTCAGAACGCCTTGGGACGGGCATCGATCCGTCCCCGACGGATGGGGACGATGCGCTGCTGGCGGCGCTGGCGGCGCTCCAACGCGCGGGCGTCAGTCGAGAGCAGGCGCGGGCGCTGGGGCTGCGGTTCCGCAACGACGACTGGGCGCGGGCTGCGCGGTTGAAGAGCGAGGAATGAGAAAGGAGGCGCGAAGTGGAGGAAACCGAACTCTGGTGCGGGGTGCGGGGGAATACGTTTCAGAGTACGCAGTGTGTCCGGTTTGTCGGCGAGTTCCTCGCCGTCGTTGATGTGGCGCGCGCGGACGAGTGGGTAGAGCGCTGTGTGCTCTACCGCACCGAGGACGGGCGCGTGGCGGTGCATCAGATGCGACTATCCCTCCTTGATGACGGAATTGATATCGCAGAGGCGTACATCCTCCCCGCGCTGGACGCGGGCGAGGGCGTTAGGGAACAGCGGTAAACGTCTGTCACAACACGCTATAGAAATAAAAGAAGAATGCGTGTTGTGACGGGGAAGGAGGATGTTGTGCGAACGGTGATCTCATACGGCGGCGGGGTGCAGAGTACGGCGCTCGTCGTACTGGCGATGCAGCGCGGGTGGCGGATAGATGAGATCGTCCACGTCGATCTGCTGGACGCAGAGTCGCCCGCAACGCGCGAGTACGTCAAGCATTTCGCGCGCTGGCTGCGGGAAACGCACCGGCGCGACATTACGGTTATACAGCGCGATCTGTACGGAGATATGCTTGCGCGCCCGGCGTTCACGCCCGCGCCGTGGCGCTCTCGCGACGGATCGTTTATGTTGAAGCGCCAGTGCACGCGGCAGTACAAGGTGGAACCGATCCGACGCTATCTGTACGACAAGTACCGACGCGAGCGGATCGGATTGATGCTGGGGATCAGCGTAGACGAGTTCCACCGGATGCGAGAATCAGATGCAAAACGTATTGAGCATCTCTACCCGCTGGTAGACGAGCGCCTTACCCGCAACGACTGCCGCGCGATCCTCGAACGCGCCGGGCTTGCAACGCCGCCAAAATCTTCGTGTTGGTTCTGTCCGTACCGCAGCGCCCGCAGTCAATCTGAGTTGCTCAGACAATACCCGGCGCTGCGCGAGAAGGGTGAGGAACTGGAGCGGCGCATCAACGAGGAGCGGCGGAAGCGGGGGAAAGACGCGATAGTTGTGTTGCGTGCGGACGCGGCGGAAGAGCAAGCGGATTTCTGTGAGGAGGGGTTCTGCGACATTTAGCGGGTTCGGGAGTGGCGTCTGTCACAACACTTCTCTTAATTAAAAGAAGAAGAGATGTTGTGACGGTAAAGGAGATGTACTCGTGAAGTTCCGCATTCTCGCAACGCTGGCGGTTCTGTTGCTGAGCGCCCCGTCCGCGCTGGGCGTCCAGCGCGCGCTTGCGCCGACGCGCGGGGACGCTGCGGGCTGGCTGGCGGCGGTCGGAATAGAGTTGGCGTATCTGTCGCTGGCGTTCGCTGTGTTCGCAGACCAACAGCGCCAACGGTTGGCGTCGCGCGTGGCGCGGGCGGCGGTGCTGACTGCGATTACGCTCAACGTTTTGGCGGACTACGCTGCGCGCGTACCGACGGGGCTGAGCAGCGCGGCGCAGTTTCTCGCAACGTTCGACTGGTTGCTGCTGGCGCTGTCGGTGCTGGAGAGCGCACCACTGGCGACGCTGGCGTATACGCTTGCGACGTTGCTGCATACGCACAGCGGTTCGCATCCGCAGCCGGATGCGTCGCATACGGCTTCGCATACGACGCAGCATACGTCGTATACGGATACGAATACGGCGCATCATACGGCGCATACGGCTTCGCATACGGCGCATACGGCTTCGCATACGGCTTCGCATACGGCGCATACGCAGCGCACTGCGTCGTACCGGTGTCCGCACTGCGGTGCGGCGCTGGCGAAGCAGCAGCAGTACGCGGCTGCGCTGCGGTACGGGTATTGCGGGAAGTGCAAGGGGAAATAAGAAACCCCATCCGTTGCCGGACGGGGGCTTGATGGGTGCGGCGGGTCGTCTAGATGACGCCCGCTTTGCGAAGGACAAAAGCGTAGTCTTTGGCGGCGGCTTCGAGATCGGGGTACTCAAAGATTTCTGCTTCGCAGTAGTGCCCTTCGCGTTTCACGAAGAAGACGACGATACCTTCGCACCACCGGATTATGCGATACTGAATATCGCCGTTTTCATCTTCAAACCGAACCGCGCCGATTTCCTCCGCGTCCTCGTAGGTGACGGTCTCGTAATCGTTCTCTTCGTCCCAGTTCCAGTGCCGGTAGCCTCGCCAGATAGAGATTGTTGCCATTTTGGTTGCCTCCTTGTGTGTGGTTATTGATTACGTCTCTACTATACCGCACACGCCGCGATTTGTCAAGTCCCAATTTCGCGGAAATTCCGGCGGATTTCCCGCTTGACAACCAGCGCGAGGTGTGGTAAAGTAGGGGCGTGATAGATAATTACTAAGGGAGGTCAAAAATGGCTACGATCAACATCTGGAAAGGAGCCAAGCGTGTCGTGCGCGGCAATACATATAAGACCGTCGCTTACGTTGAGTTTGACGGTGAGTGCTTGGGAGTCTGTTGGGAAGAGTACGACTCCCGCGGCGTAGAGACAACGTTTTTTCGTTCTTCAGATGGGCGTATAATCGCCCATCAGGAGAGGTGGAGTCGGTGGGAGGGCGAAGAAACTCGTGCAGATGTTTTCGTTTTTCCATCTATTGAAGATGCGACGGACGCATTCCGGTGGGAGTTGGAACAGGCGGGTCTCATCCCGCCGCACACAGTGACGCTGGGTTGATCAGTTCGGGGACGCTCCGGTTCGTCGGGGCGTCCCTTCGTTGTAAAGGAGGTTCAAAATGCGGGTACGGGTTTGGCACGGTTGGCGAGGCGTCCACGGCAACAGAGACGTTTCACAGTTCGTCTGGATCGAGTTCGACGGCGAGCCTCTCGGTTCGCTCGTCGTTGAGGTCGACGAAGACCGAACGGACGAACGGGAGTTCTACCGGCTGTATGACGGGCGTCTTGTCGTCGCCGAGCATCGCTACGGCGACTGGGAGAAGGGCGGCGTCGATTACGGGGTAGTGTCGGTGTACGCCGACCTCGACGACGCCGCGCGGCGCGGCTGGCGCGACGATCTTGTGCGGATCGGCGCGTATGATGCGCCGACGCTGGAACTTGATGAGTGGCTAAGCCGGTACGAGGAGGAGGAATGAAGATCGCTTTTGAACGCACCCCAACCGCGATCTGCGCAGTGCTGTACGAGCCGGGCGAGTGCGACCGGATCATCACCGTCGCCCGCCCAAGCGACGCCATCGACGTATTCGCGCTTGATGTTTCTCCCGCTGCGTACAAGCCGCTCGACGCGCTGTTCGCGTTGTCGCGCGTCGTCTGCGTCGAGATCGAGCGACGCGAAGGCGGTTGGCGCATTGAGGTCGCGTACTGGAACAAAGGTCTGGGCACGCTTGCGCAGTACGAGACAGACGCGGCGACGCTTTCTGAAGCGCTCGCCAGATGCGTGTGGGCGCTGGCGAGGTAGACGGCGACGGTGACGTTTACATAGAAAGGAAGAACACTATGTCCAGCACAGAACTTTCCAACTTTCTCCGCGTCGCCCTCGACATTCAGGCGACGCCATTCTCCGGCGTTCACGTCGATGACGGCGTAGCGGCGGCGACAGACGGGGTGATGTTGGTCGCCAAGACGTTCAGCGGTGAGTTCCTTCGCGGCGAAGGCGCGATCTCGCCGAAAGCCGCGAAGGTGCTTGAGGCGCTGGCGGAGGCGACGTGGATCGGGAGCATCGAGGTTGACGGAAACCGCGTGACCGCGACCGCGCAGACCACGCGGTATGAGGAGAACGTTGGGGAAGTCGCGGGCGAGTACTGTGATGTGTCGCTGCCGGAATTCTACTGCCCGCGAGCGCCGGTCGCGCGGATGCTTGGGTTTTTGCACGACGAGAGCCGCGGGTGGGTGCAGATCGTTGAGAATCCCCGACTGAAGACGGTCAAAGAAGCCAGCGCGAAGGACTACGTTGCGCTGGTAGATGACCCGCGCAACGGCGGTGAACTCTTCCGCCCTAAGGAAATCGACGATGAACATTGGTACAGCGTCGCCCAGTTGCGGAAAGGGTTGCGGCTGTTCGGAAAGAACTCGCGTCTGAGCGTGCGGCGAAGCAGCAGCGGGTGGCTGGCGTTCGGCGACCAATGGGGTTACACCTTTGCCGTCACCCCATTCATCAAGCACAACTAGCGCCAACGCGAACTCCAGAACCGCCGGACGCGCGCCTGGCGGTTTCTGTTTGTTCAGCAGTGTCACAACACATCATTCTCTTTTATTTATACAGCGTGTTGTGACAACAGTTCGCGGGCTTGGCGACGGCGGGGAAAAGAAAACCCCGCGCTTGTGAGGCGCGGGGGTTCGGTCGGGTTCGTTGATTAGATGAGGCGCATATCTTTCAGTGCTTGTCGCAACTCGTCATTCTGCGCCGCTTCCTCAAGGTTGCTGAACCGGAAGACCTCTCCGTAGTGCGGGTCCCCAAGAGTGCTCGTCCAGCGAACGCGGTGAATGACGATCCCGTTTTCTGTCCGGTACACATAGTATGTGCTCCCGGAGTCGTAACCTGCGTCTTCCCAAACAGCCAGTTCTTCACCGATGATTTCGTACTTCTCGTACCCGCTGTCGCCGGGCAGCCAAGTTCGAGTTCCGCTCCAGACTGTGTACTTCTCCATTTTGTGTTCCTCCTCTTGATACAGTGATTATCGATTACGGTTATACTATACCACACCCCGCGCCGGTTGTCAATACCCAATTTTCGAGATTTCACCGCGAATTTTCGGACTTGACAGACCGGCGCGCGCGTGGTATACTAGCAGCGTAGTCGATTACGCGAAAGGAGACCACTAATGCCCAAGCGACGCTCTGCACCAAAGCCGCGCCCCGAGCGCGAGATCGTTATTGCTGAAGGCGCGGATTATAAGATCGTCTTCGACCGCGAGACGCGCGACTACGCGGTCGAGTACCGCGGACAGCCCGTCGGCTGGCGCGCGTATGTTGAGGACGCGCGGCGGCTGGTGGAACAGTTGCGGTACGAGGACGCGCGGCGCGGCGAGTAGAGGAGGAAAGTGATGTTTCGAGACGTTACGATCATCAACGGGCCCGTTCCGAAGGACGGGGTTGCGGACTACGAGCGGGTGCGCGTCAAGGCGCGTCCTCTTGGTCGTCCCTACGCTTGGGACAACGGGCGGGCGTGGAACCCCCACACAACGAACGGCGGCTTCATCCTCGTCTTCGAGTGTGAGGACGGAGCCGTCTACGTCCAGGAGATCGAGTGGGAAGTTGACCCCCACCCCGCTGCTGACCCGTCCCCGCGGACGTACTACTATTATGAACGCTACAACTCGCTCGACGAAGCGCGTGCGGGCGGGCGCGGGTGGTTGATAGAGTACGCGCTGGGAATCGAATAACCCCCGCCCCGCTGTCCCCACACCCCGCCGATGCCGGCGGGGTTTCTGTTTGTTCAGCAGCGTCACAACACTCGATCTTCTTTTATTTATACGCGGTGTTGTGACAGTCCCGATCGTCGCCTCACCCGAATGGAGTACTCCCCCGCCCGCTGCTGGTTTATCAGCGCTGTCACAACACTCTATAGAAATAAAAGAGAAGCAGGTGTTGTGACGCCCCGCGCCCGCGCCGCGATCTGGTGTACGAAAATGCGGGGCTTTTGCTGTACAATTAAAGTGAGGGGAACACAGCGCCCCGCTGAAGAGAGAAGAGTAGGAGGGCATCACGTGAACCTTCCCTTTTCGCAACCGTTGGACAAGGTGACCTTTGGCGCACTCGCCGCCGCGACCGTCATCATTCTCACCTGGGCGCTGCGCGAGTTCGCGGGGATCGAGTTGCCCGCCGAGGTGCAGTCGGCGCTGGCGGTCATCTTCGGCTACGTCGTCTCGTATCACATCCCGCTGACCGAAGCGGAGGCTGAGGCTATCGCTCGGAAGTACTACAAGTACAAATGACCGTAGACGAACTGCTGACAGACGAAGCCCGCGCTGCGGTGTTGCGCGCGTTGTTTATGATCGTTGTCAACGACAACGAGCCGGCAAGCGCGCGCGTCGCTGCGGCGCGGCTGTTTCTGTCGCAGTTCGATGAGCAACCGAACGCCGATCAGAGCGTACTGGTGATCGTCGATGAGGCGGCGTTCGTCAAAACGGTATGAGGTTCGACTTCCACACCTCCACGCCGACCAGCGCGCCGTTGCGGAACAGACCAGAAGCGCGCGGTTTGTGCACCTGCGCGCGGGGCGGCGCTGGGGGAAATCGCACTTATTGGCGCGAATGCTCACCGAAGCCGCGCTGGTGCACCGGCAGACGGTCGGGTATTTCGCGCCGACCTACAAACTGATGTTGCCGGTCTGGGAACAAGTACGGCGCGTGCTGCGCGCACCGGCAGCGGTGGAATACAAAGCGGAGCGGCGCGTTGACACGACAACCGGCGGGCGCGTTGAGTTCTGGTCGTTGGACAACGAGGACGCCGGACGGTCGCGCGGGTACGATTTGATTGTGGTGGACGAGGCGGGGCTGGTGCGCAATCTCGAAACAATCTGGCGCGAAAATCTGATCCCCGCGCTGCTCGACCGGCGCGGCAGAGCGGTTCTCGCCGGGACGCCGAAGGGACGCGGCGACTTCTGGCGTATCCACCAGAGCGCGCTTGACGACCCGCGCTGGGCGACGATCCGGCGTTCAACAAGTGACAACCCGCGTCTCGATCCGGCGGATATTGCGCTGCTGCGGTCCGCGATGACCGAGCGCGCCGCGCGCCAAGAGTTGGACGCCGAGTTTCTCGACGACGGCGGCGCGGTGTTCCGCGGGGTGCGCGCTTGCGTCGGTGAGATTGCGCGCAGCGGCGAGGCGGCGGTGATCGGCGTTGACTGGGGACGGTACGAGGACGCAACGGTATTTGCCGCGCTCGATCCGCAGACGCGGTGTGTGGTGGACGTAGAACGATTAGTTGATGTAGATTTTGCAACCCAACGCCGCGCGCTGGTTACGTTCTGGCAGCGCAACGGTTCCGGCGCGGTGATTGCGGAAGCGAACAGTATCGGCGCGCCGAACATCGAAGAGTTGCAGCGCGCCGGGCTGCCGGTGCAGGCGTTTACGACGACGGTTGCATCAAAAGCGCTGCTCATCGACACGCTCGCGCTGACGCTGGAGCAGCGAACGATTACGCTGCCCGCGCTGGAGTGGCTGCTCAACGAGTTAGAGATGTTCAGCGTCGATATTTCCGCGTCCGGTCGCGCACGCTACAGCGCGCCGGAGGGGTGTCACGACGACGGCGTGATCGCGCTCGCGCTCGCGGTCTGGGGCGCGTCGCGAAGCGCAGAGGTGCTGTTTGATATCTAGAACGACTGCACAACTCGTGTTGTCGCCGTTTGAGCGCTACGACATCAAAGCGCTCAACTTGGAGGATTTTCTGCCCTCTGCGTGGACGGGCGTATTCGGCGACGGCGACGCGGTCGATGTCGAGACGGCGTATGAGCGCGTCGCGGTGGTGCGCACGGCGGTGACGTTGCGGGCGAACGCTCTCGCGTCGCTGCCGTGGGAAATTACCACCCGGCGCGGTACGCTGGTCGCATTCGACGCAGAGCGACTGGCGGCGCTCATTCGCGGAATTGAGATCGATCTGTGTCTGTACGGCGCGGCGTATCTGCTGCGCGATCCCGCCGCGCCGCTTGGGTTGCGTCGTCTGCACCCCCGCACCATCACCCCGATCACCGACGCAAAGCGCGGGCTGGTCGGGTTTGTTCGACGCGCGAACAACACCGAAATCCGGTTAGAGCCGGAGACGGAACTGCTGCACCTCTGGGAACCGTCTGTAAGAAGCGAAGTCGAACCCGGCGTCGGGCTGGTGACGACGGCGCTGACCCAAGCCCGCGCGCTGCTGGCTGCCGAACGGTACCAGACGGCGTACTTCGAGCGCGGCGCTGTGCGCCCGACGGTGTGGATGTTCGCCCAGCGCCCGACCGATGCGGAACGTTCGCGCTTTGAGCAGTGGCTGCGCCAACTCGTCAGCGGCATCCGCAACGCATTCCGGCACCTCGCGCTGTCGAGCGAGATCAAAACCGTCACGCTGGGGGATACGCTCTCCGACGCAGTGCAGCCGGAACTGCTCCAGCGCGCGGCGGAACTGATGCTCACCGCGTTTCAAGTGCCGATGTCGGTTGTCTTCAGCAGCGCGAGCAACTACGCGACCGCGCGGCGCGATTACCAGACGTTCATTCTTCTGACAATCCTCGCCCGCGCGCGCGAGGTCGCGGCGACGCTGCAACCGCACTTCGCGGCGTACAATCAGATGTTACGCTGCAACGAGGCGCGGATCGACGCCGTGCAGAATGAGGAGTTGGAGAAGGCGGAAGCGATCCAGCGCCTCACCGGACAGCCGGTGCTCACACTGAACGAAGCCCGCGCACGTCTCGATCTGCCGCAGTTCGTTGAGGACGCGGCAGACCAAGAACTGCTGCGTCTGCGCAACCGGCTGGCGATAGCGCGCGAGGCGGTCGCTGCCGGTCTCGACGTAAGAACGGCGCTGCGGCTGGCGGGCGTCAACGGCGCGGCAAGTGCGGAACCGGAAGAGATTGAAGCGAAGGCGCTGAAGAAAGAGGCGGAACCGGAACTGCTGCCGCACGAGGTGCAACTCTACCGCGACCTCAAGCGCGCGTTTCTGCAATTACGCCAAGTTATGCTCGACGGCGCAGACGAGATTACGGCGCAGATGTTCAGCGAGACGCTCTATCCCGCAATGCGCCGCAACATCGAGACGATTGCGCGTCTGTTCGCAGACGAGATGCGCGCAGCGATCGGCGTAACCGTCAACGTCGATGCGCTGCTGGCGGATTGGGCTGAGGAAGCGACGCGCCGCCAGGTGGAAGAGTTGCTCTATCCGTACACGCGCGACTACATCGCCCGCGCGGTCGCGGCGTGGCGACGGATGCCGGGCGCGGATCGCGCCGAACTCGTTGCGATGATCGAACCGGTCGTCGGGGCGAAGCGCGCCGAGACCGTCGCCATCACCGCGGCGACTGAAGCGGCTACGGCGGGCGTGCGGGCGTACCGCGACGGGATGCGCGCCGAGCATAATCTGGAGTACGTGATGATTTGGGAGACCGCGAATGATGAGCGCGTCTGCCCGATATGCGGCGCATTGCACGGCAAGCGTGAGGACGAGTGGGGCGGGCGTTCCGGACCGCCCGCGCACCCGCGCTGTCGCTGCGGCGTCAGACTGGAGCGGATCGATGCGGGTTAGCGTTGCTGTCGATCTGGATAACGCATTGCGCAAACTGCTGCCGCGTGCGGCGCGGATCGAAGCCGCGCTCGACGCGGGCGCGACCGCTGCGCACGGTATGATGCAAATCTATCCGCCCCCGCCTGCCGGATCGCGCTACCGGCGAACGGGGAACTTGCGGCAGAAGTTGAGGATCAAGAAACTGTCGCGAACGTCGCGGATCGTCGAGAACACCGCGTCCTATGCGCGGTACGTGTACGGAATGCCGCAAGCGCGCGTCCATCGCGGGCGCTGGGCGTCGGTGCGCGACGCGGCGGAAGCGGCGCTGAAGGAAGCGCTTGCGGTGCTGAAGGAGAGGGGGAGGTGAGGAGATGGAGTGGCGGACCGCGCCCGGCGCGGCGCTGAAGATGGTCGAGAGCGGGGACGTTGAAGGGCTGCTGGTGGTGTTCGGCAGTCCCGACGCAACCGACCTCGAAAATGAGTTCTTCACGCGGGAAACCGATTTCGGGCGCTTGCGCGAAACCCCGATCTGGCTCAACCACGCGCAGCCGGTCAAAACAGAAAGCGGGCTTATTCTGATCGAAGACCAGATTGGCTACGGCGCGCTGGAACTGACAGATGAGGGCGTAATTATCCGCGGGCTGCTCGATGCGAAGTATCGCTACTTGGCGCAGATCGCGCCGGAGATGGGCTGGTCGAGCGGGACGGCTGCGCACTTGGTGGTGCGCCAGCCGGTCGGGAAAGCGCTCCACATCAAACGCTGGCTCTTGGGCTTGGACGCCAGTATTACGCCGACGCCCGCAGAGCCGCGCACAATGCTACGAAACGTCTATCGGTTAGTCATCAAGTAGGAGGGAAGTAAGGAGATGACGGAGATTGTGATGAACCAATCGGAACTCGCCGCCGAAATCGCCGCGCGGCTGCGTGACGAGGTGGCGGCGGCGGTGAAGGCGCAGAGCGTCGGCGTGGCGACAACACCCGTCGCCGAAGGCGAGGGTTCGTTCGGCGACTTCTTGAAGTGCGTTGCAACCAACGACGTTCAGCGACTGCGCGCGGTCTACAAGAGCGCGAAGGCGCTGGACGAGACCACCGGCGCGGGCGGCGGCTTTCTGGTGCCGACGCAGTTTGAAGAGCGCATCCGCGCGGTCGGCGCGCCGATGCTGTTTGATCAACTCGTCGCCGCCGGTCGCGGTCCGTTGATGCTGCGCACGAACGCTGCGGAACTGGCGCTGCCGGCGCTGGAGCAAGACCAAGCGCCGAACGTCGAGAGCAGCGCGCTGGTAGGCGGCGTGCGGCTGGTCTGGCGTGAGCAGAGCGCAGACGTTGCGGAAAGCGAACCGAAGTTCGAGCAGCGCATCTTCCGCCCGCACGCGGCAGACGCCTACGTTGCAGCGTCAACCGAACTCATCACCGACGCGCCGCAGGCGTTGGAAGACACGCTTGTTACACTGTTCGGACGCGCCTACGCGGTGCTGAGAGCGCGCGTGATGCTGCGCGGAACCGGCGTCGGGCAGCCGCGCGGGATCGTCGGGCATCCGGCGGCGATCAGCGTGACGCGGGCGACGGGCGGCACGCAGGTCGAAAACGACACCGACACCGTTCTGGCGATGATCCAGCGCCTGCTGCCCGGCAGCGCCACTGCGGTGTGGATCGCCCATCCGTTCTGGCGCTCGCGCTTGATGGCGACGCGGCTGGGCGATACGCTGCTCTATACCGTCAACGGGCAGTCGTTGGTGTACGGCGATACGCTTGCCGGTATCCCAATCGCGTACAGCGAGCACTTGCCCGCCGTCGCCGAAGCCGGATCGCTGGTGCTGGCGGATTTGTCGTACTACGCGATGGTGGAGCGCGCGTCGTTCAGTGTCGCGTTTAGTGAACACGTGCGGTTCCTCAAGCGCCAGTCGGTCTGGCTGTTCGGCGTGCGGATCGACGGCGCGCCGCTCATCAACGCACCGCTGATTTTGGCGGACGGCGCGGGTACGAACACCGTCAGCCCGTTCGTCGAGATCGCAGCCGGGCAGTAGTAAGCAAGGGCGTCACAACACGCTATAGAAATAAAAGAAGATCGCGTGTTGTGACGCTGCTGATGACGCCGGCGGCGAGGAGTACTACGTTTGGGTGAGGCGGACTGTCACAACACTGCATATAGATAAAAGAAGATGCGGTGTTGTGACGGCGGTTGAGGACAACGGCTGATCAGAAAACGGGCGCTGTCACAACACGCTGTATAAATAAAAGAGATGCAGGTGTTGTGACGGCGCACTAGAGGAGGAGCATACGATGCTTGTTCAGGAGACCATTCAGCCGCTGTTGCGGTTCTTCAACGCGAACGTTACGGCGGATACGGACACGTCGGTTATCAGTATTGCAAACGCGCAGGCGGTGCGGATCGTTGCGCACACCGGGACGGTGGTAGGCACTGCGGCGCTGCGTGTGTTCGTCAACACCACGAACTCCGCTTCGGGAGCAACTGAGTTGACGGATAAGGCAATTGCAACGCTGGCGTCAAACTCGTCCTATGAGATTTTCGTATCGGGCGAGGAGGCGTATGCAGCGATGGCGCGCGCGTCGCATCTGTTTGCGCGTGTTGATGTAACGGATTCGGCGACCGTTCCGATTGCGATTGAGATTTCCGCGTTCCCGGCGCGCGACGTTCCCGCGTCGCTGCCATCCGGCTGGACGCGCGTGCTGTGAGGTAAACGGTGTACGCAACGCTGGCGCAACTCAAGACGTATCTCGCCGTCACATCAACCGCAGACGATGCGCTTCTGACCGATCTGCTCACACGCGCAACTGCGGCTATCGAACAGATGACGCGCAAAACGTTTGCTGCGCCAGCGGCGTCGTCTCGGACGTTCGGGCGGGAATTGATGCTGTGGGACGGGCTGCTGAAGCGGGATTATCTGCTGTTGCCGTCCGGCGTCTACATCGCGCAACTGGTCAGCGCGACCGACGGCGACGGCGCGGCGATCCCGTCGACGGAGATCGACACGCACCCGCCCGACGCGCCGTACACCGTCCTCGCGCGGCGCGACCGGCGCTGGTGCGGCGCGTCGCAGCAAGCGACGATCACCGCGCGGTGGGGGTACAGCATCAACCCGCCCGCCGATATTGTTCACGCGACGATACGTCTGGCGGCGTGGATGTACCGACAGCGGGGGACGGCGAACGACCCGGATCGCCCGACGGTGGCGGACGGCGGTTTGGTGCTGCTGCCGTCGGCGTTGCCGGATGACGTTCGCGCAATACTGGAGCGCTACCGCGATGTCGTATAGTACGGTTGTAGACGTTATCGAGTTGCTGGCGGGGCTGGCGGTGCAGTACAACAGCGCCGTCGTTCCCGTCCGGCGACTATCGACGCAACCGAACTGGTCGGACGCAGCGCAGTTGCCGGTGCGGATCATCCCCGCACTTGGCGGGCTGCGGTTGGTTGAAGGCGGGGTGTACACCCCCACGCGCGCAACGCGGGCGGTGTGGGAGATCGACGATCTGCTGCTGGTGCGTGATGTCGGGATGGGACGCGGGGTGGCGGATACGGCGACGGCGCTGGCGGAGTACATCGAAGACTACGTTGCGAGACTGCGTTTCGCGTGGTTGACGCGCGGCGACGTGCAGTTGCTCAATGTGAGCGGAATAGTGGACGTAGTACGATACGGCGAGCGGGCGTATGAGGGCGTTGCGATGACGACGCGCTTTGCGCACCTCATCCGCGCGCCGTCGAGTTAGGAGGGCAGGAGATGTCGCACTCAGGCGTTATTGCTGGTCTGTACGCCGGGAACTACGCGGTCGAGATTTCGACCGACGGAACGACGTGGACTGCGGTTTCAAACGCAACCGTCAAAATAGACGACGTTGAACTTTCGCGCCCAAGCGGTGAGGCGTATGTCGGCGGTTCAAGCGACCACGCGACGGTGACGGTCGGTAAACGCGAACCGGTTGAACTGACGCTGACGTTTTTGTACAACGAAGCCTCCAACTCTGCCGCGAACACCGTATTTGACCGATTCCAAAGCGCCACGCCGACGCTCGCCGTCCGCTGGTCGCCGCGCGGGTTGGTCAGTCAGGCGCGCGCCTACGCAACCAGCAACGACGGCGGGACAACGACGGGGTTAGGAGTGATCACCAACGTTACGCTCAGTGCACTCGATCCGGGCGACGCGGAACCGTATGTTGCGATGGTGACGGTGCGAACGCCGTCGTTGCGACAGTACACGCTTGGAAATGACCCGACCAATCTCTCATAAACGGAGGACGATATGGACAAGCCAGCAGAGATTTACGACATTGAAGCGATCCGCGTTGACCGCAACGCGCTGACGATCCGCGACGCCGCGAGCGTGCTCAACAACGAGTTGAACGCGCCGGTTGCGGCGCGGTTGGTGCGCAAAGCAATCGGCACGCAAGCAGACCGGTTCCCGCTGCGGGCGCTGAAGGCGGTGTACGAACGGGTGCTGCCGCAGATTTTCGAGCCGGACGAGGCGGTACGGTCGCGGGTGGCGGGGCTGGTTCCCGCAGTCGGCGAGATCACCCTCGGCGAGTATCACGAGTTTCTCGACGCGAGTGAGCGCAAAATTGCGTTCCCGCCGGTGGCGGCGACGTTGTTGATCAAAGCCTACGGTGAAGACATTCTCAACGAACCGTATGCGGCGGCGGCGCTGCTGCTCAAAAAGATTTTTGACAGCGTCGCCGAAGAGGGAAACGAGTAGCGCGGGCGACGGCGTTAGGTCTGCTCGACCTCGCGCCGCTGCCCGCAGCGTACACAGAATTGGTGTTGTGTAGAGACATCTACCACTGCACGCCCGACGCGCTTGATCGTCAGTCGCTCCGGCGCGTCGCGCAGCATCTTGCGGCGCTGCGCGCGGAGCGGCGGCACCAGGCGCTGGTCGCAGCGCATCAACGGAAACGGCGATGAGCGATGTCGTCATCAAACTGAGCGCAGTTGACGCCGCCAGCGGCGTGCTGGAGCGCGTCGCCCAGAATGTCCGCGGCGTCGGGCAAGCCGCGGACGCCCAGCGCGGCGCATTCGGGGCGCTGGAGCAGGTGGCGGTCGGCGCGCTGCGGCAGATCGGTGCGGCTGCGGTCAATCTGGCGGCGGCGGGGATTGCTGCGCTTGGAGATCAACTGCGCTCCAGCATTGACGTTGCCGCGACGTTCGAGAGCGCGCTCTTCCGCTTCCAAGCAGTCGCGGGCGACTCGCTGACGAAAGCCGGGTTGTCGTTTGACGACGTGAAGGCGAAGGCGCTTGAGTTGGGGTCGTCAACGCAGTTCAGCGCACAGCAGGCGTTGGACGCAATGACGGAACTTGTGAAAGGCGGCGTCAACGTCAAAGACGTAATGGGCGGCGCGACGGATGCGACGCTGGCGC